TAAAACCTTCTGTTAAACCATCTGTACTTTTAGTTCCAAATCTTGTGTCAAACGTATTGTTAAATCTAGGTGTAGTGAAATATAAATTTGTTGCACCTTCCGATAAACTATCTGTGTTATGATTACCGATATCGCTTACTTGTCCAGTAACATCGCCAATAATATCTACTGTGAGTGATGATGACGCTGGAAATACAAGTGATTTATTTACAGATATATAAGGGTTTCCGGAATTGTAGGATAGGATGGCATTGTCTGTTTCGCCATTCAATTGTAGTTTTGCTGTAACGGCATCGCTATCTGCGTTGATCACTAACTCGTCAGATTCCAAACGGTTGATTGTTTGTGTTGTTTCAACTTGTGTTACATTACCTGTAACAACTAACTGGCCTTTAACCAGTAGTTCTTCATCTGCTCCGATAACGGTACGTTTATTTGTTGCCATATTTGATAACCCTACTCTACATTAAGTGTCTTACAACTATTTATCAAATAAGTACCGGGGACTCCATTCCCCGGTACTGTGGCTTACTCTTCCCAACCGTTGTCGTCTTCGTTGTATACGCCGTCTCTGTTGGTATCACATGCACGTTGCCATGCAACCATGTTAAATGTTAGTCCTTCGCTCCATGGAATGTATGCTTTACACCATTCATGACTGCCTACTTCTAAATCATCAGTAGGTCCAGGAACATGATCACGTTTATCCCAAGGTTCTTGGGCATAAAAATATGTGTCTTTGTTTTTGAGAATCCTTCTTTTGAACAGGGTGCTAGTTTCGTTGCTAATGTATATCTCTTGATTATCTTCAAGTGTATACGTTGAACCGTCATCAAAACTAATAACCGTTCCTGCTAATGCACTCATAGGTAAGAGTGCAAGACTTACTAGTAAGTATTTCATAATTTCTCCTTATGATTCTAGTTTATGTACACGTTATGCACATAAACAGAAACCCCTCGGACTTACTGTATAGGTATTTATTAAAGTCAAAAAAAAGCCCTCAAAAAAGAGGGCTTTTAATTTCTCTAATAAGATAAATCTTACTGGAAAGCAACGCCTGTCAGTGAAACTGCATCGACGTAGTCTGCCGCATTACCAAGAGATGAAGCAGTATTTGTAAGTTCTTTATAACCATATCTTGTCATAAAGCTCACTACTGGTTCAAATGTAGCAGGATCCATAACTGGACCTGTGCTCATTAATGGAATGTATGGGCAGTAGAACGCTGGAGCGTCTGATTCGCTTGAACCTTTGTAACCTACTAATACTTTCGTACCGTCTGCTGCATAGTTGTCTACGAATACTCTAACTGTTCCGTTTAATGTACCTACAAACTTAGTGTTTGTTGGTGCTTCAAAACTACCTTCAGTTGTACGAGCAAATGTTGAAGTACTTGCTGATTGTAGTATTGTTAATGCTTCTGGAGATACAACAACGTAGTTACCTGCACCACGTCTTGTTCTTGCTGCGATTCTATTCGCTGCTCTGTTGATCTCGATTGCTAATGCTGCGTGTCTGTCACCAACGTATACTGATTGACCACTTAGATTACCAAAATCTAAAGTTGTACCAGCACCTGCTAATGAACGTAAAGAACCAATAATTTCTTGGTCAATCTCAACAACAATTTCTTGTGCTAAGGCTTGCATAATTTCTGCCTCTACGTCAACACCATGCATTGACTCTGCATCTTGAGCTGCTTCAAAAGTCCATCTAGCACTTAAACGTCTTGTTTTTGCTTCGACAGTTTCTTTTAAGATTTGAATGCTCATTTTACGTCCTGGTACACCTTCTGCTGCTGCTGTAGCATCTGGAGAACCAGCGTATGTTGAAGCAAGTTTAAAAGGACTTAATGCCTCGTCACCTGCTGTTGCTCCACCACCAGTTTCCGCATAACGGACCCTTAGTGTATGGATTTGGCCTACTGGGCCTGTCATTGGTTGTACACCAACTAATTCATTCGCGATTACGCTGGGCATAACACGTCTGATTAGAGGTAACATTACCTTATTTAATGTTGCGACTGATCCCGCACCTGTTGCACCTGCTGTTGCAGCCTCTGACAAATAGCGTTTTGTATTTTCGAGGACCACATCTAATGAAGATTTTCTGTTTCCAGAAACACCTTCTAGCAATGCTTCTTTAGTTGCGGACCAGTTGCTTTCAAATAAATTTGCCATTTTAAATTACTCCTTTTATTTTGAAAGTCCGGCTAATTTCTTAATGTAATCAATTTCGACTACATTATCGGTTTCGTCATCGGCCTCTGCTGTTACGACAGCTGCCTTGTTACCAGTATGTTCTTTCTTTACTGATTCAGACAATGTCTTTTTCACTCTTGGTGTTTCGCCATCTAAAACAGATGGAAGATACTTATTGAATTGCTTCTCTAAGTTCTCTGTCTTAACACTTTCAAGTAAATCTGACATAATTTCTTTCTTCTCTTTGCCTAATGGTGCTAAAAGTTCGTTAAGTGTCTCTTTACGAGTATAACGATCTTCTGCAATTCTTAATTTAGATTCAGTTAGTGCCTCTGCTTCTTTCGTTGCTTCGATACTTTCTTTTGCTTCATTAAGTTGAGTTTCCATTTCGGCTAGTGTTCTCTGTATTGTCTTAATTTCTTTGCTTTCGTTCAAGTACGATGTATTGTACTCATTTGCGAAGGCTTCGAAAATTCGACGTCCAAAGTCATTCTCACGAGCTTTAGTGATGTCATTACGGAAGTTTTTAACCTCTTCAGTGATAACGTTGTTGATTGTTTGTTCAACTTTACCAGCTGCTTTTTGGATAAAATCTTTCTTCGCTTCAGCAAGTTGTTTCTTGCCTTCACGAACCATCTTAACTTTTTGCTCTACTAAGGATTTCTTGTCTTCGTGGAATTCAGCAATTTCAGTTGCTAAGGATTCAGTAACAAACTCGTCTAATTTGCCAACGTGTTCGTTGACTTTAGCCTTGTCTGCTTGTAATTCTTTAACTTCTTTTGCTACCATTTCAACAACAAACTTGTCTAATAGTTTAGCATGTTCACTAATGGCCTTGCGATATTTGACTCTGTCATTTGCTAGGTTGTCTTTTTCTTCAGCAATTTCTGCTACTTCAGCCGTTACTTTATCAGTGATAAAGTTATCAACTGCTTCAACGATTTGAGACTTATCATGCTCATAACGTTGTGCGAACTCCTCACGAAGTTCTGCTGTTAGCTCTTCTTTTGCTTCGGAAATTTTTGACTCCCATGCTTCTTGCAAGGTTGCCTTAACTTCTTCAGTTAATTCTGTTCCTTCAAGTAAGTCTGTAAATGTCACTGCCATTGGTAGTCTCCTACTTCCTTATATTTTTAGTTCCTTGATTAGACTGTGAATCTGTCTAGCCAAGTATATTTCTGCACTTTTGTCGTGTGTAACCGCTATGGCAGTTTCGTGTATTACTGCCCCGCCACGCATGTTAAATAAACTTTCATAGATTGTCTTAGGGTAAGCATCTGGTGCACTGGGCTGAGCCACAATGTCAACAGTAATAATATCAAAGTCAGATACTTTACCTGACTCATTAACGTTACCGCTTCCTCTACTTGATACGCCTAGTTTAGCACCTGCTTTTAATAAAGCCTTTGCTATATTACCCATCGGCGTGTCTATGATTTTCAATTTGCCTAATCCGTTTGCATCATCACAATGCATTTCTGTGATAATGTGTGATACACGATCTAAATTGATCTGTAACTCTTCTGGGTGATCTAACTCACCCAACACAGTCTCACCTTTACCTAAACGATCTTTCACACTTTCGACCGCTTTCTGTATCTCCTGTTTAGGATATACTCTTCCATTCTGGTTTTTCACATCACCCTGAATGAATAGACCTGCCATAAACAAGTCTTTGCCGTCTTCTGACTCCATAATCTGCACTTTTGCAGCGTCTGGACTCATATACTCGTATAGTTTACGGATTTGCATAGTTTTACTCTCCTACAGTAATATCAATTAAACCTTTTTTGGTTCAACTTTAATGTTGTCTGTAGGTGTGTGATCTTTTGCTGACTCACCTTTTGCGCCTTCTGAACCATCTTTTGCTTTTACAGGTGAACCTGCGCCTTGCACTGATGTTTTCTTAGGTGCTTTTGTGTATGGTGATTCGTTGCTATCTGCTTCGCCGCCTTTTGGTGCTGCTACTGCATTTGATAACTTAGTTGCTTCTTCAACAACTTCGTCTTCGTCTGCAACTTCTTCATCTAAGTCGTATTCAACTGACTCTAAATCCATTTCTTCAGCATCCATCTCTGCTTCTTCTTCGTCATCGCCGTCTTCTTTAGACATTAATGCGTCGAATTCTGCTTTTAAAGATTCTAATTCGTCTGCAATATCGTCAACCTTGTCTTCAAGATCTTCTTCGCCTTCTTCTTCGCCGTCCATTTCCATATCTGGCTCGTCCATTGGCATTGCATCTTCTTCGTCGTCTTCTTCGCCGATTTCATCTGCTTCTATTTCTTCTTCATCCGCTAACACGTCATCTTCAAAGTCGTTACTTTGGTCGATTACTTCGTCAACTTCTTGTTCTGTTTCTTCAAGTTCTTCTTCTGCTTCGTCAACTTCTGCAGCTTCTTCTACTTCAACTTCTTCATCTTCGACTTCTTCGTCTAAGAGACTTTCGTATTGAGTACGAGCTTTTGCAACTACATACTCATGAAGCATTTCTTCTGCTTTCTCATTTTCTTCTGCAAGGAGAAGTTCTAATATTTGTTCTAACTTAGTAGACATTGTGGCCTCCTTAAAAATATTATTCTAGCCAGATGCACATAAATGCAACTTACTAGACTACTATTGTACTTATAGTAATTCGTTAAATCAGTGTTAAAAGGGTGTTTTTTTGATCAAAAAGAGGAGATAACTACCGCCTTTTTGAAAAACGTATGTTTGAAGTGTTAAAGTGCTGGAGTGTCGTCTGTAGGTGCTTTGTACATTACCTTTACGAATTTGTTATGCTCGATCTCTTCAGCTCGGGCAATTTCTCGCACTTTTCGTAACTTGTTTAGCTCTTTTAGTGTAAGTTTTGATTTTCTTGTGTCGTCTTCAGAACGCAACGTTTCTCTATCTTCGCTTGGTTCATAAAACTCTTTAATCAACATTATACTAAATTCCGCCTTCTGTTGGAGGTACTTCACCGCCAACTTCTGTATTAGTATTTACCACAGATGACGGATCTTCTGGCATATCAATATCAGAAAGGTCTGGTTCTGCCATTGGATCAACTGCTCCATCAGGCACAGGTCTTACACCTATATTCTTTAATGCGGCTGCTTTCTCGTTATCTTTATATTTTTGATAATCGTTTTCTTCTCTCCACAGCTCTTCATTACTCTTCATCTCAGTATCACTAAGTCCCATATATTTCTGTAATGCAAATCGCTTACTCATGTATGGTAATTGTGCAACCTGATTAAACATCTGAGCACGTTCTGTATTGAGCTGTAGTTCTCTGTAACTGCTAAAGTTCATTGGTTTATTAAATTGTAATCTAAAGCCGGCATTATCAATATCAATGCCTTTGTACTTTAGGAACATTTTAAATTCTCTGTCTAAATCTTCTTGTACTTGCTTTTGTAGTCTTTCTACATATTTTGCAAATCTATATTCTTGAATGTATGCAACACCTACTTTACCATCATTGTATTGTGCTGAGCCATCGTCTGGTCCTGTTGGCAAATAACTAGCAGGTATTCTTAAACCACGTAACAGTTTGTTGTTGAAATATCTCAAGTCGTCAATCTGACCTAAGTTCTCACCACCCGGTAGTGTATCAACTTTACTACCACGCCCGTCTGCTGTTTGAGCAAAGAAGTAATCTTCTAACATACTCATTGGATTGTAAGCGGCATCTGTTACACTACTACCGTCACCTTTCTGGTTAGGTACACGTTTTTGTTGTACTTCGTATTTTACACGTTCTAAGTATTGTTGTGCCTTGTGTGCAGGCATATTACCTACATCAATAAAGAACACACGTCTTTCTGGTGCTCTATGCACTCTGTATATAATAATGGAGTCTTCGAGCAGTTCTTTCTGCTTAAAAACTTTAAATATTGGTTCTAGTATACTAACACCAAAAGGCCATGCATGATCCATGCCTTCTGTTAAACTAACATGTACAATGTGTTTAGCATCTACAGGCACACCTTGGTCTACGCCATCTATTGCACCTGTTAAGTAATTACCTGCTTGACTATTAACTGGACCCATAATGCCTGCAATACCTTGCCCACTACCGTATGGTCTTGCGTGTAATGCCGCGGCATCTGTTGCAACTTGCTCTGCAAAGTTAGGTTCTAAGTTTTTAATAAAGTAAGTTTCAATTTTCTTACCTTCACTTTCGTTTACAATAACTTTTTCAATGTTTGCAGGATCTACCCAGTAAAGTTCATATGTTTCTGGATCTCTAATAAAGAATTGATCACCGTACTTACATGTACTACGGAACATTCTAAATGCACGTTTGTGCATTTTGTTTAGACGTACCCAGTTATGTAATGTTTTGTCTAAAATTTTTGCTTCTGTATCACTAGGACTATCAATGTATTCAATATCGAAAGGCAGTCCGCTGTATTCATTTTCTTGTGTTCCGAATTCAGCAATAGTGTCAAGTGCGGCGTTTACTTCTAAATCACTGTCCATTTGATCGTACTGGATATAACGCATAAGCCTATTAGGCGAACCTGCGTATACTTCTGGTAACCAACTGCTATATCTGCTCGTAGATGATGCACCAAAACTGTCGTCGCTGGTGTTGTTGGATTGTACGTTTAGCGGTAATCCGCTGTTATCGTATGGTGTAAAATGTTTTCGCCAACTCATAAGTTTAGGTCCATAAGTGTAATATTATAGCACTATTTATCATAAAGTCAAGTAGATTAAAACTATTATTGATTATGGAGTGAGATACTGTTATACTGTGCCCATGTTTCTGCAGAGTAATCTAAGCCTTCGAGTTTAGATGCATTTACAATACTGTTATCTTCCATTAGCATAGATATCTTTTCTGCTATAACTCTGTTGTTAACATCGTTCATATGATTTAATCTCATGTCTTGACCTGCGGGTAGCCAACCGCTTGTGGTATCTAAGTATCTCATTTTGTCATCACTACCGCATTCTAGTATGCACAATTTATACAAGTCGTACAACACTGAGTACTCTGCGTCGTTAATATCATAATCTGCATTTGCTGTTGTATTCCCGTCACTATTGTATGGATCAAAGAACGGAAAAAGATTAACTAACTTGATGCCTTTTTCTTTGCATATCTTATTCACAGATCTAAAGATTTGTTGACTAACAAACTGATGGTAATCATTGTTGTAAAAGTATTTGACATACGTCAGGTACATATCGTCTTCTTCTTCAAATTCTAAAAAAGGATCGTCTGGTATTACTAGACGCCATGCTTCACCTGCAATGTCTTCTGGCAAATACGGTATACGTTGCGAAGATGTATATGAAAACACAACACGTTCTATATCGTTGTGCTTTACTACATCTAAGAACCTGCTGTAAGCATACCAAGCACTTGTTCCGCTCCTGCCTTGAAAAATAAAGTCATCTCTGTTATCAGAGAAAGAAGCTGCCAAAATGCCCGGCCAGCCTCCTTTGTTCCAGTTGCCTTCTTCAGATAACATAGGAAAGTGATCGGAAAAACTGTCGCCAAATATTGCTAATTTAATTTTGTCCATGCGTGTATTTACTCTACAAAGAAAGAACTTCCTGAAAAGAAAGGTATAATATTAGAAATCGTCGCTTAGATCAGACGTGATACGATTACCCTTCGTTAGTAGCCTATTTGTTTTACCTTGTTCAGCAACCATACGCTCTAGTGTATCAGTTAAAGAGGATTGATCTTTTCCTGTTGTTGACATAGTGTTATATGCATAAGGATCGTCTGTGGCTGAAATATTTTTCACAAATGTTTGAGTGTCAACTGTTGAACCAGTAGTAGGTTTCATTGCTTCTGCTATTGCTGGCGCCTGTGCTTTAAGTCTTGGATCACCGCCTCCTGGGTTTGCCATTTGGCCTCTACGTCTGCCTTGTCTTGCTACTGCTCTGTCAAAGTTATTTGCAGGTTGCGGCGTATCTGTTCCTGCTGATATAATTTCTGCATCTGGTGAGGTTGATTGCTGTATTGGTCCGAATGCAGCCATCTTCATTAAATCAATCATGCTGATTTGATCCATTGAAGCATTTAGTTTATCAATACCTAATGCCATTGCTCCAAATTCATCAGCGGCAGCTTTGCCGTCTAATCTTTCTAATGCTGTATTAAAGTTTTCAACTGTCTGACCAAAGTTGTTCATATTATCAGTCATTGAGTTGATTGCTGGAGCCGCCGCTCCAATTTTAGCAAGTTTGTCAAACGGTGAGTCTCCACCAAACAAACTTCCTAGCCCGTCTAGTATACTGCTGACAAGTCCGCCTGCACTAAACGCTGCCATACCTGCCGCTAGTGATATCAATGCTGGTCCTAGTAACAATACATTTTTAGGATCTACTTCGTTAAGTAGTTTGAAACTGCCCATAAGTTCAACCATTGCTGGTGCAGCTATTTTAACTGCCGCCGCAAATGGAACTAATGCTAACCCTAGGGCACCAATTGCTAGTGCGCCTATGCCTATTGCTGGTGCTATAGGTGCAATTAAAAATGCCGCTGTTCCTAGTACGCCTAATGCTACTGCACCCATGCCTACTTGAGCCCAATTAATATCTGAAAACTGCTGGAATGCTTTTCCTGCAATAAACATAGAAGCACCTATGCCTCCTAATGCCGCTACACCTAATAATACTTTAGGATCGCCTAATGCTTTTAAGCCTCCTGCGAGTCCTGAGAATATACCACCTAAACCTTTACCAATACTTTTACCAACACTGCCTATTGCTTTTCCTATGTTCACAAACAAGTCTTTGATGCCTTTGCTTATGTCTGTCATGCCTTTACCGATTGTTTTACTAAAACTTTTTGAACTTTTTGTAGCACTGTCCATTGCTTTACTACCTAAGTCTAATTCTGATGTTTTAGCTGCAATCTGTTGTTTTGCTCCGCCAAACAACTTGTCTGTCATACCGCCTGTTATCTTGCTTAGACCGCCGCTTAGGCTTGAAACAATTTTACCTGCTCCAGTTTTAAGTGTGCCTGCAAAACTGCCTATGCCTGATATTAATCCACTGAATGATATTTTTCCAAGTACAAGGCCTAGTGTTGTTAAGCCACCCGCAATATATCCTACAGTTTTTAAGAAGCCTTCGCTTTCAACACTAAAGAAGCCAAAGAAGCTGCCGATTGCATCTCCAAGTTTACCAAATAGTCCGCTAACAAATGATGCGGCTTCTCCTATTGCAGTGAAAACTGGCGATAATAACTTAAATGGTAAAAGTACTGTGTCTATTACGCCTGATGCAAATCCACCTAAGACATCTATGACACCGTTTACTATAGGTGCTAATATTTTAAATGCAAGTATAACTGGTGACATTAAAAAGCCTAATACTTTAAATATAGTGCCTATTACATTCACA